CAAACATTTTACAGTATGTAATACCGTCATAATGTTTCACGGGAAACATTTTTTTATATGAATTTGCGCCAGAGAGTCGCTGACTTTTTAAAGTCGTTTGCGCCAGAGAGTCGCTGACACATTTTGTCACAAGTTTGCCACAATATAATATACAAAACAGCACAATAGTCCCCGCCATGGTGTTTCTCGTGAAACATTTTGTGCGAAATTGACCTAAAGTAGCCCCGTTATTCCTCAATTGGTATTGACTTTGCGTATATTTCTTGCAATTCTTTGACACTTTTGCCCTCAGTTTGCTGCATTTCTGCCACAATTTTGACAGAATCGGTCATTGAATAAAAATTCTTCCCCCTAAATATATATAATATTTTATCGATTTTACCGCTAATTGCAAGTTTAGCATCAGACGCTTGCACAAAGTCTCTTGCTCGTCTCACAATAGACGCTGTATGCTGACTGAATCCGTGTTTACCTTCAAGCCAATTGTTTACACTGCCGATTGAGTAGCCTGTGTAGAGATACATCTCTTCGATTGTGGGGATGATACCGTTAGCGGAGCAATAAGCGAAATACTGTTCGAACCTGAGAGCGAGTTCTTCATCGTTGCGAACCTTGGGCATCCGTGCTGCAACAGCAACCTCGGACAATAGCTGAGATACCATTGCCCTTGATTCATCGTTTTGCGGAGTCGCAACCTTCATGTGCTTTGGTTTTGATACTGCCGTTGATTGTTTCCTGCTGTTATTCTTCGTTCCTGTCTTTTTTTCTTCCATTTTCCCTTTCTCCGTTACTGATAATATATTATTTACTCTATTATACCACAATTCCTGAGTGTTTTGTCAAGCGTTTTCCTTAAAAACGCCCTGTTTTGTCAATTATTTACTTGACACCCTGTATAACCTTCCTATAGGAGAGTACTATATAATAAAAGAGATACACACTGTCAAGCGAAATACCGCATTTTACCCCATTTTACGGTAAATCACTTGACAATTTCCCTTTGAGCAATATCAGTCGATTACAAAACTTTCCGTTCCGTCTTCTTTCTCGATTACTAACTGGTAGCCTAAAGCCTTTAGCCATCGGGAGAGAGTCTCGCCCTTTAAGCATGAGCAGGATTTCTCGTTCACGGCATAGGTATAATATTGTCGTTTAATTCCTATCCGTTTGGCTATCTGTGACTTGTTCTCTCCGTTGTTTCTTTCAATGCTTTCGAATACTTCCCTGATTGTCATTTTGTTTTTTCTCCTTTACTGATTGTTTTTTTGTTTTAGAATCAGTCCGACTGCACAATTATATCCGTTTTCGTCTTTCCTGACTTCATATCTCTCTTGTATATTCTCTGCAAATTTCCGTGCGTTCATGATATAATATCCATTTTCTTTACAGAAAGATTTATATCGTATATACAAATCGGTTATAAAGGTTGAACCTGTCGGAATTTCCGAACAGTTCGAGATTATGTACTGGGCTACAACATCGTTTGAGGTTTCGTATTTGCGCAAGCTCTGTTTCATGCTGTCGGGGAGTTTTAGTCCCTGCTGTCTGTACATTGCATAACCGTCCGTCAGCCACTTAAAAATGCCCTGCATTGCGTCTTCCTGCCGGAAGTAGTCCTTTAAGGTTTCATCCCGCTCGGCTTCACCGAAATGCCTGTTGAGCTCGATTAGGCGTATGCGGTCGCTTGCAAATACGGATTTGTCCCTGACCTCGGGAAGGTCGTTGCATGACAGCCACAATGTAAACTGCGGAAGATACGTTATCGGGCTTTCATAGAGATTCCTTGCTGATATTTCCTCACCGCCGGTGATTTGTTTTACCGTTTCCTCATCAAGCCTACCGTACTGGTTCGATTCCGCCATTGTAACGAAACGTTTGCCCGCAAGCCTTGCAAGGGTCGGAGTTGCCGAATCTGCATTCCTGCTCGTTCCGTGCGTGCATATCACGCTGACAGGTGCTACAGTGCCGTAATCGCCCAGTGCATACTGTATAGCGTTTAACAGCGTAGATTTGCCGTTGCGGGTGCTTTTGCCCCAGAGTATAAACATACACTCTTCACGGTTAAAGCCTGTTACAGCGTATCCTGCGGCTTTCTGGAGGTATTCCGCTTTATCCGTGTCGCCTTCCGTGATTTCGGCGATGAAACGTTCCCATCTGCCGCATTGCGGCGGGGTATGCGTGTACCTAAAATTTGTCTGCATTGTCAGAAAGTCCCGCCAATCATGTTTGCGGAAGCGCATTGCCTGCAAGTCGTATGTGCCGTTCTTGCAATTTATAAGCTCGGGCTTGCTGTCAAACTGCCGTGCCGATATAGGGAATACGCTGGCGGCATCCTTCGCTATACGGTCTCTAAACCGCCTGTCGCCCATTTTTGCAACGAACGATGTATAAGCCTGCCTTAGGCTGTCATCCTCTATCTCGGCGCAATACAGCGTCATTAGGCGGCTGAACGCCTTTATCTGCTCGGCACACAATAATGCGCCTGCGTCGGGCTGCCATCGTCCGTCCGCATACGCATACCATGTTTTGCGTTCCGGGCAGTACCGCAGTACGTCCCTGTATGCCTCCGCAAATAACAGCCCCATTCCCCGCTCATCCCATGTGTAGCGGGTCTTATCGGGGTTTTGTGCGGGGCTGCACTGCCGTATTATCTCAAGTCTCGATGTGTCCATCCTGTTCCTCTCTGTTTGTTTTGTAAAACAGCCGCTCCATTCTGCGCCTGCCTGTGTTCTTTGGGTTCTTGTGGACTTCCTGCAAACACTCTTCCTGCCATACTTCCCGCCATCCGCTTGGTGCGGTCTGCTCGGATACAAAGATTGACAGATTAGGTGTGTTATCAAGAAGCTCTTCCATGTATGCCCAAAATTCGGCGGAGTTGAATCCCTTTGCGCCGTCATATCCGTGCGTGTCGGCATACGGAGGGTCGCAATACATTACCGTGTCGGGCGGTATCTCCACGTCCCTGTAGTCCCCTGCCGTAAATACTGCGTGTTTCAGCCCTGCCTGCATCATGCGTTCGTTGCTGTCTTTCGCTTCACGGGCAAAATTGCGGTATATCCTGCCATCCATCGTTGTTTCATTGCCACGTTTCGCTTGGTCGGCGTAATTCTTTCCAGTTCTGTCTCTTGCGTAGCCGTGAAACCATTTTCCTGCGTACGAACAGCCCGCTCCGATGAATCCTGTCAATGCGGGGTCTTCGTCCTTGTGGTCACGCACATACTTGTACTGCTCTTCCGTGACTGTTGACGGGAACTCCCTGCCTTGCTGTAATTCCCGCCACATTCGAATGATATACTCATTCTTGTCGTTGCAGGTTTTATCGGTATGCACGATTGCGCTCTCGATGTTGCAAGCCCCACAAAACGGCGATACAAAATGCCGTGCTTGGTGTTTGTCTATCTCCGCCTGTATTATCGGCGTTATGTGCTTGATGAATCTGTATTTGCCGCCTTGATAGTGCATTCTTTATGTTGCTCCTTGTTTTATAAATCGAAATTGAGTGCCGCAAGCATTTTTACGGCACTCGTTTGTTCGTGTAGTCTGTGTTACTGCAACGTCACCCTTACCGCACATGCAGGCACACATGATGTTCCTGTCGTTGCGCTGAGTATGAGTGCCGCCCCGATGGCAAACAGTATCAACCCGAGGATGATTTTTGCCCCTGTACTCATGTTTCCGTTGCTCATTTTTTACCTCCAGTCCTTCTCCGTGAACGCTTCCCATGCGTTCTCCAAATCTAATTTCCACCGCCACAGCACATGCGTTAGTTCGTCCGCGGCACTCAGCTGTGTGGCAATTGCGGCTTTCGCTGCATCGTCCTCCGTCATTTTGGACAGGTTTTTCAACGAGTCATATCTTTTCTTGCTCGTCTCAAGCTCCGTTTTTGCTTGTTCGATAGCCCTTTCCAGCAGCCTTTTTATCGTGATTAGTGCAGATAAGTTCATGTTTATTCCCTCCAATTTATGTTTTTGATTGCATTCGCCGCCGCCCTAAGTTCGGCGATGCGGTTATCGGCTTCGTTTTCTTTGTGGCTGTTATCGTCAAAGAGCGTAAACAGCCGTTTGCACTCTTCCTTTACCTCATCATTTTCGGTCGTATTGACTGTTTCTTCTATTATGCGGAAGGCAGCTCCTGCGTCCAGCCTTCCGTTGGAGTATGGTCGAATCGGTATCTCTTTGCCCCGTCCGATTTCGGGATTTCTTAATGCGTCCCTCAGCTCAATTTGAATCTGCGCTCGCCAATTTCTTTTCTTTGCTTCTTCCGCCATGATTGCGTCATTGAGTGCAGATTCAATCGTTTTCAATGTGTCGAGTTTCATATATTGCCTCCTTAATCCTCATCATCCTCATCATCCTCATCGAGTTCAATCACGCCGTTGATGTTGGCGTTCCAGTCCTCTTTTTCCGCCCACTGGTCAAGAGCCTCGCCGTCGTCAAACATCCACCAGACTTCTTCGCCTGTGGTTGTCTGTGCGCATGCTTCTGTCGGGTAAATGTCTTCCATTCCCGCCCATTGCCCACCGTGGACGTCTTCGACAAGTTCATATTCCTTGCCGTTTACTACGACCTTTGCTCCGCATGTGCCTTTGATTCTGTACGCGATTCTGTGCGTTTTCTTTTTCATTCGTTAGTCTCCTTCGGTTTTTAGCGTATCCTTCGCTTGATGGACACTATTATAACCTCCGGAGACTAACGTGTCAAGCATTTTTCTAAAATATATTCTCCGTTTAAGGTTGAATATCGTCAAATTAAACTGCCCCACTGCTCTGCCATTGCGGCGGCAATGCCTGGGAAAGTCTTTGAGCGGTTTTTCGCCCTGTCCGTGGTGAACGTGCCTTTGTGTTGCTCCCCATGGTTATGGCTGTAGCTACCGCTCGGACACCATGTTGCTGTCGGCTTGACGATGTTTGTCGGTTTCAGCGGTGGTAAATTTTGTAGCCATAAACAGGTTCTCTTGGTATATGGATGTCCAAATTGGCACGGTTGGATGATTTGCGAGCGTTCCGGCATTACAAAAATCTTGCTCGGCACAGGATTCTCGACGCATATTTTTTCGATTTTTGCCCACCAGAACCGCATGAAGAAATCCCGCGCCTTTATTCCGAGCATTACCCTGTCCGCTTGCAGTTGATGCCCTTTCCATAGATGCCGCGCTCCTGCATTTGTCAGATACGTACACGGCGGGTGCGCAATCAGTAAATCCCACTTGCCTATATCGCGCGTCACTCCGTCCATGGTCACAATTTTGCCGCCCTGCAATGCCGCAATTGCGTCTCCGTGTATGTGCCATTCGGGGTGTCCGCCGGAAGGCTTTTGTATGTCGCAGCTGTACGCTTCATGCCCTCGCTCACGAAATGCCTTACATACGGCTTGGCTTTCCTCGCAGGCTATCAGCACCTTGCCCATATCAGCCCTCCCCTATATCGTCAAAAACGACAGGAATCTGCCGTTGCAATTCGTGCAGCAGCGGCACGGTCAGCTCACGCATTTGCGGGTGCGCCGCTTTCGCCGTCCGCAGTTTCAAAAAATGCCGCCATTCCCGCAGGTTTGCTGTCATAATAATTTCCGTTTTTGTGCTGTTCGGAAGCACGGAGCGGGCTTGTTGCGGCTGTACACCGTACGACAGCAGTTCCTTATACGTTTCCTCGGCACGTTCGCATAACTCTTGCCACGCTTCGTACGCTTTTGCATTGGGCATACGAGGGTTGATAAACTCAATGTCGCCGTTATAGCGCACATATCGTTGGCTCTCCTGTGAGTAGCTGGCAAGTCTGTGGCGTACAATCTCATGCGATATGCCACGGTCGCAGACAAACCGCACGGTGATGCTTTCGTGTTCAAGCACGCTTTCATGCCCACGCTCTATCAGCTTTCGGACAAAGTTCTTTGCTGATTCCTCCGTGATGCGGTCTTCCGATTTGTAGCAGGTGCGTCCTGCTTTTTCGATGCGCTTTAGTATTTCTGCGCCGTCAATCGGCGTTTCGATGTGACAGCTTGCGCTGATTATTTTCATGCTTCCACCTCAATTCTCAAGCCACCATTTCATAACGGTTTCGGGTCTGCCGTCGCCCCACGCAAGCGGAAGTTCCTTGCCTTGCTCCATGCGGCGTTTAAGCATTCTGTCCGTTGCACGGAAGTACATTTGAGCATATTTCGGATACTGCTCAAGGTCTGCCTTCATTTTTTTGCCGCCCTTCATCGGGCAGCCGATGCAGCCCACACGGCTGTGTCCGCATCTGTATAGTGGGTTTCCCTCACAACCGTAATGGTGCAGGAATTCCCACACGTCCTCACCCGTCCAGTCCAAAATTGGGTTAACTAAGGTTTTGCGAGTGCGATAGCACTGCTCCACCATTCGGCGGGATTCGGCGTTGTCGTCGTTAAGGATAAGCCCATCTTCTCTGGGTTTGCTGTACTCAACGCCTATCTCTTGCGCCAGTTTTTCCGTTGTTTTGGGCTTGCCCATTATTTTTACAAGCCCGCCGTCCCGTTTTCGGTTGACTGATTCCGCTTTGCGTACGCCCGTTATAAGCAAGCGTCCTTGATTTGCTTGCTCTTTCAGCTTGTTGCAGCAAAAGCGGAGGACGCGTGTCGGAAGTCCGTGCGTCTCAATTAGATTCCACATAGTGACGTGTTTTCCGTTTTTGTCCCTCGCCCAACTAATGCTCACATCAGGTTGGGATTTGATATACTGCATAGTCTCGGGTGCGTCCGCCGTTGTTAAATTATGCACCGCCTCAAATTTTACCCCTGCAAGCTGCGCAAGAATTTTTATGCAGTCGCTATCCTTGCCGCCGCTGTAGGCGAGGACGTACCCTTCTTCGGGTTCAAAAGTACGCAGTACCTTTATTGCCTGCGTTTCTTTTTCTTTCAGTTCGTTCATTGCATACTCCAATCCCCGCATTTAAACAAGCAGTATCTCTCCCTGTTTATGAGCGTGCATACGCCCATGCCGCAGTTTATCTGTCCGTGCCTGTTAACACGTTCAAAGTGTCCGCATGTTGCGCAACACTTGTTGTCGTGCGCCGTTGCGATTGCGACTTCTACAAACTCTTCCATCGGTGCATTCTGCCCGAACGTGCCGAGCTTATAGAGTTTCTTTTGCCCCCGAGCGTCCGTCCACTTCGCCCATAAGGCGGATTTCTTTGCGCCGTCACCGCCCCACACCATAAAGGCGAGGTTGTTCCCGCCATTAAGCAGGCGTTTAAACGTCTCCCGCTGTGCGTCCGACCACAGCGTCCCGCAAGGGGTTTTGCGTCCGTCTTCATCAACCAGCCCGAAGCGGGTCGATTGATGAATTTTTTCTGTGTAAATTTTTTTCATCATTCAGCCTCCTTTGCTGTTATATACTGTCCGTTTCTATACTCTTGCACACGACCAAACACCTTCACCGACTCCGCCCTGTTCGCAAGGCTAAGTATCTTGCGAACTGTTTCCTTCACCTCAGGGCTGTTTGTGTGACCGCCAAGGACGGCAGTGCACAGATTATATGCAAACTCGGCAATCTGTCTATCATCGAAGTTATTTCCGGCAAAGCCCGAGTTGAAGGCTGCAAACTCCAGGTTGGCTCGGGCAAAGATTGTGCCGCCGGTTATGGCGTCCACAAAGTCTGCTCGCCACAACTTTGCCTCTCTAAAGGAGGCAAAGTTGACCTGTGCCTTCCTGAAAGAGGCACGCTGGAGCGAAGCCCCTTCGAAATAAGTGCCTGTCAGGTGCGCTTCGTCAAAACATGCATGGTCTGCCATGCAGTCGTTGAATTTTGCATATGACGCTCTCACGAAAGTGAGATTCGCCCCTTCAAAGTTGGCGTGGTCGAAATCAGCCGACTTTAAAAATGCTCCCGTTAAGTCCGTGCGTTGGAAATTCGCCTTCCTTAGGGAGCGTCCTTCCAAATGTAACCCTCGGAGGTTTGCTCCGCTGAAATCGGCACGTTTGCCTGTGTGCCAATCCTTCAACCACGCTTCATGCTGAGTGCATATTTCGTTTACCTCTTCCTGCGTGTAGACCTTGTTTTCCATTTTTATTTCTCCTTCTGCGTTTTTATGTGTCCGCCTCACTTGATGGTACTTATTATACCACCACCCTCCATTGCCGTCAAGCGTTTTTTGCGTTTTTGAACAATATATTTTAGGCGCAACCCAGAATCCCGAATTGCGCCCTTTGCTTATTCCTTGTAATTCACACTGCAACAGCATCCCACGCTTGATATATCGCTCGGCGCAGTGTATGCTCTCTTAGCCACCTGCCACCTCCACATTGACTCTCACCACAGTATATCGTTTCAAATTGATATGCCTGCGATGTATCTCTCGTACCAAGTCATAACCTGTAAAGAGAAGCGGAGGATGGTATTCGTTGATAATCTGTCGGGGATGAGGATAGCGAAAGTCCGTACCTGTAATCATTTTCCCGGTCGCTTTGTGTTTGACCGCATAGAGTGGGAGAGGCTTGTCCTCCGTCTTGCCGCAGAAGTTCATCGTTTGCACCTCGTTACACTTAGTGTCGTTCATTATATTTCATCTCCTATTAACATCCTTAATGCCTCCTAAAAACTTGTTTATGAAATACTGCTGTCCCTTGCCTGTCACTTTGGTTGTGCGAGTAACACGCACCGAGCCGTCAGGGTTGCCAACGGTTGATTCTTTTACCTCAAACAAGCCGAGTTCCATCGCTCTTTGTGTCGGGCTGTTATAATCCGTGCCGTTGCGCCGTATCAAGTACCCCTGCTGTCGAAGCGTCTCGAAAAGTCGGTTTTGACCGATGTCAACTCCGTTTTGCTTGAGTATCTTTGCAAGCTCACCAATCAAGATTGACGTGTGGGATGCCGCTACTGCGTCCGCAAAGAGTGCCTTAGGCTGCATTTCCGCAATCTGCGCATTGCGCTGTTCAATCTGCCTTTGCGCAACTAACAGTGCCTTCGCAAGCAGTTCCGTGTCGCTCATCTCATCCTGCCCCGCTATGTATCCGCCGCTCTTGCGGATTGACGGAAGCACTTCTGCCGTAACCCAACGTTTAAACCGTTTTGCACCTTCCAGCTTGCTTGACAGAATCAGACTGTAAAGTCCAGATTCATTAATTATTACCGCTTCACGTTCTCCGTATTGGGTGGCAATCCGCCACCCACCTTTATCTTCCTCGGATACATGGGATTTTAGCGCATTCACGCTGTCTTTGTATCCCAATGCCGTTGCCACGTCTTTGCCGACAAACCACGGTTCGCCGTCTCTGTTCAGGGTTCGGATTTTGCCAAACTCTGCGTTGTTAAACACTTTAATTTCATTCATTCTATTTCATCTCCTATCACTATTCTCAAAGCCTCCAAAAACCTTTCAGCATCTTCATCGCTTCTGAAATATGCGGCGTTGTACAGAATGCAAGCGGCATTATCTTCGGGGTCGTCTCCACGGACAAGCAGCGACAGTTTTTTCCTGCCCGGCAAATTCCCGACAAGGATAGCCGCATTACCACGGCTGTATCCGCCGTATCTATCCTCTATTTTTTTCATTCCTCTGCCTTTCTCCTTTGTTTTTCGTGGCGGGAAATGAATTTTTCCAGTACACGAAGCTTTCTTTTTATTTTTTTGGTTAGATGGGGGCTGTGCAGCCCGCTTACAAGGATTGGCTCTAATGCTGTTGTCACTTGCGTCTCAGTTATCCAGCCGCCGTAAAGTGTCTCCATTGCTGATGTGAGAATTACGCCTGCAATGTCGGCATCTTTAAAGTTTGCGCATCCCTTTGCGTCCTCGAAATAAGCATGACGGCAGTTTGCGTTGACGAATCTTGCATGGGATAAATTCGTTCCTGCAAAGTTTGTGTTTTCGCAATTTGCGTTTTTAAAATCCGCCCAGTTGAGTTTCGCACCTGTAAAATCCGCACCGGCAATTTCCGCATTTTCAAACACAGTATCGCGCACGTTGGCATCGGCGAAGGTGGCGTTCTTGATATGCGCACCGCTAAAATTAGCTCCTTTTAGCTCAGCTTCTCTAAAATTTGTCTCACGAAGAGTAGCCCCTCTAAAATTTGTGCCGTTAAGACTTGCTTTGCAAAAAATTACGCCGCTTAAGTCCATCCCCTGCAAGTCTGCGCCGTCAAGGTTCAGTCTCTCACCACCCGCGTTGCGAAGCCATTTGCTGTGCGCATCGATTTTCTCTTTCAGCTCTTTCTCTTTTTGTTCTTCGCTTTTCAACGTATTCAAGCTTTTTTCTCCAACTGTCCGCCCCATGTACGTCATCAGCCGTTTGCGAAATTCCTCGGGAACGTACGGATTTTCGGGCATACACGGCTTTTCAATTTTTGCCCACGCTTTGACTTGCCTTCCGCATTGCTCATCTATCAGCCATTGCTGTCTCGATTCATCGTACGTTGTTATGCCGACTTCCACATCGTGTGTTGCAACATCCTCGATTATCGTATAGTAACTCCCCGCCTCTTGCGGCTTCCTGTTGTCCTCATGCCAATTTACGCTCATTTTTCTTCCCCCTTTGCTTCGCCGTTCGAACAAAAATCATCCTCGGTTTTAGTGCCTTCGGTGCATCGTTCGCATGTGCCGAGTGTGTTCGTTATGCGGTTAAAATGCTCACATTCGCCGCAATACGTCAGTCGGGACGCAATGCCCGCCATTTCCTTTACAGCCCTTTCCAGCAGCCGCAGTTCCATATCGGAAGAATCGTCAGGAATGTAATCCCACCACTCGCCTTCCGTCAGCACGTCAATATACTGGTCAGTTATTTTCATCGCTTTTTCTCCTTTCTATCTTTGAGCAAAAGTCTATGGAATCGTGTCCGCCAGGAATATCCTCTCCGAACCATCGCTTTATAATCAAGCAATCTCCTTCCTTTCTGTCGTAATGCTTGCAGTCCCAGCAAGTCCCTGTGCGCTTAAATTCCTCTTTGTCCATTTCGTCAAGTGCTTTCCTTAGTTCTTGCGCAAAGTTATTTTCTTGCGCAAAGTTAATTCTTAAAGTTTTCCTTTGCTTTTCAGTTCTGCGTTTTGTGGCAATGCGCATTGCATCGTCAAATGCGTTGTTCAATTGCTCAAAGGTGATTACTTTTTTGTTCGTAGCCATTGCCAATCCTTTCCTGGTTCATATTCCGGGCAAATTGCACTGTAAACGTTTCCGTGTGCAAAGTCTTCGCCGAGGAAGCCCTTTATTTTTTTGCATTCGCCTTTTCTCGGTTTATAATGTTTGCAGCTCAAACAGAGATAAGAATCTGGTTTTATGCGTTCCCTATCGTTGAAGCATTTAAGAAGAAAACGTACCAGTTCTTCTCTTCCCCCGTCAGATTCTCGTTTCTCATTTCTCATGCTCCCCTCCTATTTTTAAACTTTACCACAAACAAACTTTACTGGGGTCGGCTGTAGCCATCCGATGACTTCCCACACGCTTTCATATTCCGTTGCGTTTAAGTCGCTGTAGCCTGGTACATACCACCCCTTCCCCTCTGTGAACCATCCCACTGCAAGCCTAACTTCGCCTTTTATTACGAACAGTGCGCCTTTTTTAGCTTCGATTGCCACGTCATAGTCCCCATCGCAAGGCGGTTCAACTCCCTTGAGCCAATTTATTTTCATTCCGTCACCCCTTTTCCTTTTGAATCATTGTCTGTCCTTAGCATTCATCTTTTGCGACCGACATAAATGTCAGCCACAAAACCTTTCACCGTGAGCGCAATAGCACTCATCCCATATGTCCATGCCAGTATTCGGACAAATCAAAAATCCCTTTTTATTGACGGTTGCAGCTTCGAAATGCTCACAGTCTTTGCACCGCACAACCTGCACAGCGTCTTCAACAGTCGGAGTGTCCGCAATTAGCCGCTGAATTTTTGCATGTACAATGCTGTTAATGTCACGGTTTGCCGCATCAGTAATTTTCAACTGCGCAGATATAAACGCTTCAAGTTCCTCTACCGCCATCTTATCGGCATCAATCAGTCTCATCTTGTTTCGTCCTCCTGTCATTAGTCCAGCATTTTTGACAGCGCAAGCAGCTCCCGCCGCAAGCGCAGAATGTCCGCCTGTATTTGCGTTTTTTTCGGTACGCCTGCTGGCAGACTGTAATACGGATAGTCTTTCCGTGCCTCACAATGCGCGTATATATCGCCGTTAATCCCATATGCAAGCGTTGCAATCAATTCTGCCCGCTCTTTAATTTTGCCCAAATCAACGAATATGCCCATGCTAAACTCCTTTTGTTAATATATAAACAAACCCGTACACCACCACAAGTACCTCGATTGCTGCCACAATGCATACAGCCGCTGCCGAACAAACCTTCGCTATTGATATTGGCTGGTTTCTTTTGCCCTTAACATGCAGATGCTCTTGCGCAAAATCCACTGCAAGAATCAATATCGATGCCAGCACGATATAGCTCACTCCGCCCCACAGTAGCAGGCATACACTTTTGCCAATCGTATCACTCATGGTGACGCCTCCACCAGTCCAACAGGGTTTCCCCTGTCTTTTCCACCCAGTTGCTTGCGAAAATCAGCACCATGCAAGCGGCAACAGGGGCTAATACCCAAAAAAACGCCCAATAATTCATTCTATTCCTCCTTGCCTTTTGTCAGTTCATATGCCGCCGCCTGTTCCGCTGTCAGCGGGTGCGCATACTCGATGTACCCCCACGCAGACCTGCCGATTTCGGCAACGAATATTGGTTCATCAAAGTTGACGATTGCGTCAACACGGTTGCCTTGCGGTTTCGGATACGTCCCAATAGATACAGGACGTTCGATTTTAAAATATATCATTTTTAAATCCTCCTTGTTTGCGCTTCCTGCGCTTCTCGTAGAGTATTATATCCCTGTCATCTATGTTTGTCAAGCGTTTTTGCACCCATTGGCAAATATATTTTTACCAGCAAGTTACAGGCAAGTTACCAGCAAGTTAGTCACACTTTTGCGTGTAATCGTCCATCTCGGGCTTATGTTTCATCGTCCATGCGGCGCACATGCAGTTCCACACAAATGCGGCTTCGTGGTCTTCGTCCGTCTCGCAGTCGCAATCTTTCATCAAGTGCCGAACCGCTGAATCAATATAACGGCTGACAGGAATTCCTTTTTTCCAGTTGTGTTCTCCGTATTTCAAAGCACCGTTTTCGAAATGTTTTGCAACGTCAAGCATGAGAGTTGGAAGGGAAACATGCACTGCCTGACTGTAATGCGCTATCGCAATACACAGCCAGCCTTCGTTGCCTGTCTGCTGGAAAACCGCTATAGATTTCAGCACATCCGCAATGCTGCCTTCCTCAAATTCGTCTGCAAACTCAATCTCAAACACTTTGCTCATAATGTCCAGCGGCATTAAATCGAACCGCCCTTTGCCCTGCTGAACGTCACGCACTGCGCCTGTCTCAAACTCCGTACGATTGCCGCTGTCAAGAATTTTTGTCATTGTCTCTCTCCGCCTTTCTCCATGTGTAGCCTTTGTGTGTTTTGCTTTCGCCCCTGCAACAGCGAGACACGCATTGGAAACTAAATCCTGCTCTTCCCGCTGCCTGTGTGCTTTCGAAATGTATTTCGTGTCCGTCTTCCAGTGACGTGCCGATAACGGCATACTTTTTGTCAATAAGCTTTTTTTGTGCCTGCTTAATCGGGTTGTCTTTGTCTGGACAGTCCCGCTCCGCCCAGTTTGCCCAATACAAGTTTTCCGCCCGAATGTCTGTAAACTTGCGGTTGTATCTTTCGACCCGTTTTTTGTTTTTCGGGTCGGGGTTTGGAACGTAAACCTGCGCAACCAGCTTTGCGGCACTCCGTGCGTAGAGAATGCCGTTGCGCATAAGGTGTACATACCAGCCTTTATACACCTTTACCGCTTTTCCTGTCGCCTTTTCCCGAAAACGCCCAAGGTTCGAAACTTCGTAATCTGGGAATCTTTTTACAGGCTGCCATGTCTCAACCATCGTTTACCTCCCTCCATGTGTAGCCCTTGTACCGTTTTTTGCGCCCACGAACGCAATTGCTTATGCCGCAAACAAGATAGCCGTCCTTTTCAGCTTCTTTCATGCTGTCGTAGTGAATCTCGCTGCCGTCATGGATTGACGTGCCGGTGATTCTTTTTTTGACAAAGGGGTGTGGGTCGCCTTGCTGTGCTTTGCGTTTGTAAAGGGTTTCCCGCCATTCACCCCAGTACAGGTTTTCGGCTTCAATCCCTTTGTCATAGTCTATTTTCAGTGCGCAAGGCTTGTTGTTCGGGTTCGGCACGAAGGCTTCGGCGACAACTCTTTGCCGAGTTACGTTTCGCCACTTGCCGTCCTGTCTTATCCTCACCGTGTCGCTTGCGGGCTGTACAAATCTGCGCCTGCGGCAGTTAAATATCCTGCCCTTGTTGGATACGGCATATGTATTGTCCGTGCCACTCACGGTTTTAAATACTTCCCCCGGCTGTAAACCGTACATTGCCAGTCCTTCAAAATTCTCCATTCTCTGCCTCCGTAATCTTCACCGTTATTTTGTCTGCCGTGCTGTAAACTTTTGCCATGTGCAGCTCGGTTATCTGCTTATCGTCATTATACACTAAACCGTTTAATGCGTCAAGTATAGCTTTTGCGGCATTGTCGCAGTCGGGTTTCTGCATCATCGGCTTGCCGTCAAGCTCGGCACGTTTTCTTTTGCTCCAACGTTTGGGCATAGCGTAAAACGCACATATTTCGATTTTAAGCGGGGTTTCGGCTGGGTAAGGTATTTTATCGTCTGCACTCATTAAAGCCCGTGTGTGGGCTTTCAGAGCCGTTTCATACGCCTGTGTGGTCTTCGGCGTGTATGCAACGTGCGTGTATGTGTTGATTCGGGGTCTGCCTTTGCCGATTGCTCGAAGGTTGTATACAAACTCCATTTTACACCTCCATGGTGCTGCGCAAACGGTAGTTGCGGGTACGGTCACGCTTGATGTTTATGGTGTAGCCCGCCGCCATCTCAACTATCCTGCCGCCTGTGGCTTCGTCAATGTCAATGATTTCACCGCTGGTCAGTTCCGAAGATACGATAGTCGGTTTATGCCGTACATATCGGCGGTTGATTATGTCATATGCAAGTCGCACGTCCGCTGCTGTCGGGGCTGCATTGTTCACTGGCTTAAACAGGTCGTCAATGTACAGCAAGTCGCATTCCGCAAGCTCGTCAATTGCGGCTTTGTACGCCTCTGCATCATTGGCAACCGCCTTAATGCCCTGAGCCGTGCCAACCCATTGTGCGTACCTTGCAAGCCTGTTTGACAGCAAGAACTCCCGAAAAACCGCCGTGCAAAGGTGGCTTTTGCCCGCTCCGCTTTGCCCGCCGAAAAACAAGCAATGCGCCTCGGAACTATCCTCAAGTGCAGCCTTTGTGAAGGCTTGAGCGGTCTCTTTGAGCCTTGCTTGCCACGGTTCGGTGGTATCATAATTGTCAAACCTGCAACGCTTGACTTCATCCTCAAGCCCGCTTGCCTTGAGCGCACGGATTGATTTGCGCACCTTCATGCATTTACACTTGACGTGCTGCATTTCTTCCTCGCCGTGCTTGTTTATCCCTATGCGGGCAATGTATCCGCTATTGTGGCATGTCGTACAGTCCCAACCGTCCTGCTCGTTGAGCGTCCCGTGCGTGGTTGCGTTAAAGTAGTCAACAGCCTCTTGCAGCCTCTCATGAGGGGTCATTGCCTTGCGTTTCTCTACTTCGGCTTTCATTTCGTCTGTGAGGGAAGCCATTAAGTTTGCAAGCATTTTGTAAGCTTCATCAAACATTTTCTTTTGCTCCTTTCGGTTTTTTAAACAAGAATGCCGTATGCCGGATTCCATGCTTTTTCTTGCGGCTGTGCTTTAGCGGGTTTCACCGCCGTCCATGCGCTCTGCACGGTCTGTGCTGCCTTTTGGCTGATGGGGTAGAAGGACAGCCATTGTCTGTTAATGCTTTGCTGTACGATGCCGACAGCACGCTCTTCGTTGCACAGGCTGAGGTCATCAAGCTTCTGCAACACTTTCTTGATGCCGTATACGTTTATCGGACGGTCGATTCTCTCACGCATTGCAATAAAATTTTGCAGTGCCTCTTTGAGGGGTCTGTAGTCCGTGTATTGGCAAATCTGTTGTTCCAAACTTGCCTTATCGGTATTATTATTATTATTTAAATTTAAATTTAAATTATTAATATTATTAAATTTATTTAATTTATTATTATTATTTAAATAATTATTATTAAATTTTTTATTAATAATATTATTAATATTTTTATTTAAATTAATATTGCTATTAAGATTATTATTATTATTATTGCCATTAGGGGAAATTGCCCTTTCAGGGAGAGCGTAAGATTCCCTTTCGGGAACATCAACTGTCCTTTTGGTAACAGCGTTTACCCCCGAAGGGGTAGTTGCTGTCTCCGCATTGGCGAGTTCGTTGTTCACCTTTTCGGTAGCAGTTTTGCCGCCGTTGTTGCCGTTTGAGTTACTGCCCAAATCAACGTTTGCACGGTCACTCCAATCGCAAAAATTAGAGTTCAATACGTCATAGTTAAGGCGTATATGGGTAGCGGGGTCGCCGTCAAGGCGGAAGGTTTTCGTGACGATGAACCCCTTGCGTTCCAGTATCCTTGCGGCGCGGTCGTACTGCTTTGCGCTGATGCGGATTTCATCTTTCCAGTCTGCACGGCGGCGAGCAATCCATGTATAGCCGTCACGCTCTATACGTTCCGTTTTTGCGTCCGATTCGGGGCTGAGCAGGTAAATGATACGGTCAAGCAGAATGCCCGCTATAAGGTCTCCTGCGGCGTCAATGGTGCTGATTCGTGCGGTGAATGCGTTGGTGTTGATGTTAGTGTTTGCCATGTTAATTTTCCTCCGTATTTTTGAAATTTTTAAGCATTTCTGTTTTGATTATGTAGGGATATGCGGTACTTGCCCTTCGTTGCGGGATTTCGCGCATAAACAGCCCTCTTTCCGTTAGGGCGTTTCTTGCGAGTGCCAAGGTAGCCTCTTTTACCTCAAATTTCTTGCAAGTGTCGGTAATTTTCTCATACCAACGGTCTTCGCTGCTGCGGTTGCTGTAAGCGTATGCGTAGTACAGCAGGGCAAGCGGCTTAAGCCTAAATTTGAGCATCCACGGCTCAATAACGATGTCTTTTTCGTTGTCAAGCTCCATAATCGCCTGTCGGAGGGTTTCCCTTTTTTCTTCTTCGGGGTCTGCTTCCTCCGTTATCACGTCTCGGTAGTCGATAGGTGTCGGGGGCGGAGTAGGCGGCGGGGTTTCTTCGCAAAGCTCATGCGGGGGCTTGCCGAACTCCGTGACTTGGATAAACAACATGCAGTCTTTGCAAATTTCCACCCGCTGATACTCGATACAGCCTTTTGTTGCAAGGGCTTTAAGCAATTCACCGGCAAACGTCTTCGTTTGGCACGTTGCCTGTTTAAACTCTTGCATCGTTGTTTGCAGCGGTCTTTCGCCGCCGTCAGTCTCTTTCAAAATCCACGCATATGCACGGATTTCCTCATCCGACAGTTTTAACTTTTTTCCTAACCATTCTTTAATCATTTTAGCCTCCTTCATAAGCCGTGTGCAGATTATAGCATACTCTGCCCGATTAGTCAACAACAAATTTGCATCAATAAAATATATACACTAAAAGGCGGGAGTAATTCACTTCCCGCCTGTCAGTGCGTATGTTTTTTTAAAGCTTAGAACGGAAGGTCTGCTTCCACCTCGGTAAACCTGCCTTCGTCCGTAAACTGTCTGCTGTAGCCTGTCTGAACATCGGTGATTGTCTCATCAAGCTTTTGTGGGTCGCTCTTTTTCTTGCTCGACAGCATCTCCATGTTCTGCACCGTTAGCTGCAATTCAGCTTTTGCTTCGGCGTTCTTGTCCAGATAGCCGTGTGCCTTCGCAGTGCCTTCAACGAACACCTTCGTGCCTGTGGTGAGATACTGTTGGCATATCTCGCCTAACTTATCCCACGCCGTACAGCGTATGTACTGCGTTTCCTCGCCGTTTTTGCGGCGGTCGTTCACAGCAACCACGAACAGGCAATAGTTCTTGCCAGACTGTGTGGTGCGCATTGTAGGCTGTGTGGCAACATTGCCAATAAACATAGATTTGTTCATATCAATCCTCCAGAATGTATTTTGCGTAAGATACTCTGCGTCCGTCTGCTCGTGTCCTTGATACAGACGTTGTGCGTATTTTGTGTCCCTTTGCCCTCAGGTCATAAATCCTTGCGGACAAGCGGTATATGTCAAGCACCTCAACAGCTTCTTGCGCTGTTATAGTGCCGTACTCTTCGAGCCAGGCAAGTACCATCTTGTTTTGTTGTTCCACAATGTCTACCTCCTTCTGCGGATTATCAAACCCATTGAGGGTTATTGTTACCGTGAAGTCGATAATGTCGCAATCGACTTCGAATATCCAGCCCCATCCGGTCAGTATGGTAATTGCGTTTGCAACAGCATTCATCGTGAGCCGTGTTCGCTCCGTTATTTTCGTTACGGATATTCCCTTGCCCGGCGGCAACAGTTTCATCACCGTAAGTACTTTTGCGGCGGGTTGGAACGTCCTGCTGACCTCGGCACGGGAGTAAAGACAGTCTACAGCTTCCGTTTCCGTCATGCCGAACGGATTTGATACAACACGGCGCACCGCCGCTTCCATCCGCCCGAGCGTTTCCTCAAAACGTGTGTTGTACGTTAATGCCCTTGGGTCAATTTTAAACTTTGGACAGTACTCAATTGCGTACGTCTCTTTGCAGGACGGGCTGTGAGCCCAAGGGTAATGAACCTTTTGGGCAATCCAGCCTTCGACAGGCTCAAACCGTTCCGCCCAACAACAGTTCTGTTCACCCCTTTTAGGGACTGCATACATACAGTCAAGACAGGGGTTGGCTTTCTCCCTCGCTCTTTCCATCTTTTATTCCTCCTTGCTCTTTCATTTTGCCGAACGGCGGCGCAGTATCTGCAAGCCCTCCGCCAGCTGGTCAGCATCCATCTCGTCAGCATTCTCTGCTTTGTAATATCCGAAGAACTTTTGTCTGTCGGTGTTGGTCTCCGTCAACAGCCGTTCAAGCTCTGCCAGTTGGTCTGCACGGCTCGGTTGCTTTGCAGGTTCTTTCGGGGTTGCGGGCTTTGCGTCCGTATCCACCCATTTAAAACAAGGGGTTGCAGGGTTGTTTTTGTGCTTAAAAGCAATTTCCAGCCGTGTGATTTTGCGGCTGTCCTCGTCAACGTCCATGCGGGTGACGAGGAACTTGCCGTCAACCTCATCGCCTCCCCTCGGGGTCTTGCGAGTCTGAAATTTGTCCGCATTAACCCAGATAAAAGGCGCAGTGTACAGCTCCCTGCCGATGCCCCAGTTGAAGCCGGCACGCTTAAAAGCGTCGCTTGCAAGCCCTTTTTCTGCCTCCGTGTTTGACGGAGTGCCGACATCTTCCTTGCTCACCCATTGGGATTTCTCTTCGTCCCAAATACTGATGGTGCAATTCGCATTGTCACGGCTGTGTTCCCTTTTCCAGTTAAAAGGTCCGACTTCTTTATCAAGCATAGCCATGTCAACCCTTGCATCTTTGTACAGCAGCAAAATTGCCCCGCTACCGACTACAAGTTTCTGCACTCTTGCGTTTACATCTTCCGCCCGCAGACACCGAAATTTTAGTTCTTTCATGTCATTTCACCTGCACATTCTGACGCACTTCAATGTGCGCACCCGCAATGTTCTCGCCGCCTTCAATTGCCTTCTTGAGTGCAGCCTTGTCAACGCTAAAGGCAATTTTCTGATACTGCTCGGGAATGCGGGCTTCGTCGTCCACAATGAGTGCCTTGCTCTTGCGGAAGCTAACCTTTCCGGTCGTGCATTCAAATGTGTTGCCGTCAAGCTCGGCTTCCAACATTGCCTTCATGCGGTCAGCAAGTGCCGCCGCCGCTTTTGCTCTCTTTGTGAATGCGTCCGCTTCGGCTTTGAGTGCCGCACTGTCGGCTGTTGCATTCTTGTACAGCTTGATTATGTTTTCAAGCTTTTCGTCTTTTGCGCCGAGCAGTGCTTCGAACGCTACAGTGTCGGAGATTTCGCCTGTCTCTTCATCAATAAGAGACAGAATGTTCTGGTTGATTTCATATAAAGTCATTTTAAAAATCGTCCTCCTCTTCGTATTCGAACGGCAGGTTAATCAGCCTTGCGTAAAGGTTGACTGCCGCATCATACCTTGCCTGTGCAAGGTCTTTTTCTTCTGCCGTTGCCATGCCGTCAGTGTTAGCATCGTCAAGGCTGATTTCAGCTTGGCGCATGTTCTCTTTGGCATTCGCCATAAGCTTGCGGAGCGCATCATAGTACGCAATGCGGGTGTTTATTTGCTTTGTGTTCATAATCTCCTCTTTCTGCGGGGTTGCCGCTTTTTTGTTTGCACATGTATTATACACCCGCATTAATGTGCGTGTCAACCCTTTTTTTGAACAAAAAATAAATATATAACGCAAAAGAGAGCCGCCCGTGACCAGCAAGCAGCTCCCTTTGCGAAGGAGGAAATAAAAATGAAGGAGGCTGAAAACCCCGTTGCGATATATAGTACAGCGCATAATGCGCACCATTTTTACTCAAGACAGACAAGAAGGAGTTGCGACGGCGAACGTGTTATCATGCCCGCCCGCCGTCGCTGACTGCGAGGTAAGAGGTTCATCCTGTCTGACAGTGATAATTATAGCACGTTCAAAATGCGCCGTCAAGAGAGTATCACGCCGACTACCCTCGTTTTTTGCTTGTAATCCTCGTGCATAGCCTCTTGCAGGTCATAAACGTGTATAATATCGCCGTCAGTGTTTGCAAGTTCCAGGCGCAAGCGGGAAGCGTGCTTAAGTTCATCCGCAACGTCTGCAATGAGATTCTTGACATAATCCGCTATTGCAATTTTGCCTTCCGCAACAAGTTCGGAATAGCACTGTTCGTAAAGTTGCAGTGTGTTTTGCTCCCACAATACATACTGCTCAAATGCTTCAACGACAGCCCTGCGCTTCGTGTTAGTATCCACCTCACTCCGCCGTGCGCTGTACCATCTGTCAGGTATGACGTGTGGGTCATCCGTTTGCCCGATTTTGCATAGCTTGTAGCAATGGTTTATGCAAAACCTGCAAGTCTTCCGATATTCGGCTGATTCGCTCATGTACTGATACTCATGCAACCGTTTGAATCCACGGAGGTTCAAAAAGTCGAAATAGTCCGCCATTTGAGCGTGAAACATTATGCCTTTTACCTGATGTGTTGCTATTTTAGACAGTATCTCACTTGCCGCCATTGCTTCCGCCTTTCTTATGCGAGGCGTACCGCCCCTGCCGTAACATAGTCAACCGTTCCGGCTGCACCCGAGACAACAAGCGTCAGGGTTGACGAGTTGCAAGCGCAAGCCCCTGCACCGAACGCAATTGCCGAGGTGTTTATGGTGATAGGTGATGCCGCCACAACCGTTTGCTGACGCACGCTACAAGGCAGTGTAACGCCGTTTAGCGCAAGGTATACAGTAACAGTCCCTGCCGCTGTCGGAGTGATTGTGACGCTTCCTGAGGCGGTATAAAGCCCGCTGCTTTTGATGTTGATGCCGCTTGCATTTGCGGACAGCGAACAGCCGCTGTTGTAACATACACTGCCGAGCAGGGAAAGCGGGGTTGCGTTTGCCGTTACGGTCTGCGCCGCTGTGTTTACCGTGCTTACTGCTGATTTCCTGAAATTATTCGAACATGACATAGTTTACCTCCGATATGGTGCAAGGTATCAATTTCGTGTTGCCACGAAAATGATACCCGCCGATTAAGTCAAAGTTGATTAGTATCCGCAACCGCAACCGCCGTTACCGCAGAAACAGGGAGAGTTAACCGAGTAGGTCGTATTGGTAGGGTAGCGAACCACACCGCAAAGCTGTGACTGGAGCTGGAGCTGGTTAATCTGGTTCTGCATATCCGCCATTCTGTTGCCCGTGATTGCGTCAAGAATCTTCTGTACCTGCGCTGTGGTGTTTGCATTGATTGCAGCGGTATTCATTGCGGCATTGTAGTTCACACCGTCAATGCCACGAAGGGTTTCACAGCAGCATCTGGACGTATTGCCGATAATATTCTGTTCCATGCCCGCAAGTGCGTTGATACCCTGCTGGAGCCTGATTTCGCTGTCTTTTACTGCGTTGGTAACAGCGGTAGTGTTGTTTGCAACCGCCGCAACAGTCTCGCCGTTCTGCCGCTCAAGAGCCGCAAAATTGAACTGGTTCTGCACGTCCTCGGTGGTTGCGCAGTCTTTACGGTTGCCGCCAAAGCCGTTTCCGCCGCCTGCAAACAGGAAAAACAGAATAATCCAGAGCCATTCCTGATTGCCGCCGCCAAAGCCGCCGTTCATTGCCGCATAATCGGCAGGAGTGAAGTTGTTGTCCATAAAAAAACCATCCTTGATTTATTCAAACACGTTTCCGTGTCTGTTGCACTGGGATGGATGATAATCCATATGGACTTGTTAAAGTCGGTTACTGATTACGCATAGCCTGCATAAAAATTTGTCCTTGGGTCTGCGCCTGTTGCATCTGCTGTTGGGATACACTGCCGTTTTGCATTAGCATGTTGAGCAACGCCTGCGGGTTTTTCCCCGCCATTGCCGCACGGAATTGCTTATACTGTTGCATCATGCCCGTCATTTCTTGCATTTTTGCCATTTGCGGGTTGTTTTGGCTTAGAGATTGCAGTATCGGATTCATTTAATCGTGCCTCCAATTTTGCTAAACGTTGTTCAATAGATTGTAAATCTGTTTCTGATTCTTTGTGAGGGGTTAAATCGTAAATGTCCATAGTCGCATACCCTGCACTGTCCGTGCGCTTAAAAAATGCAAGCGGAGCGGTCTCATCAAGCAGGATAACAGACTGATTTGCGCCCATCTTGTATGCGTTGCCGCCTTGTATGCCGTGTACCCATATCAGGTTGGATTGTTGTCCAAACGGAAGCTGGGGCTGCGTAACAGGCGGGCTGTACGGCATTTGCGGTGTGAACGTGTTGTTGCCGTACATGTTCGGCACATTATATCCGTAAGGGTTCATGCGCACCTCCATTGCTTGTTTATTTAATTATAATACAGCAACGTAGTAGGCTCATTCATTTATGTGCATTTTGACGGCATTTTCAGCCTTAATGCACTTGCGGCGAGCTGTCGATTGAGATACGTTAAAGATATGTGCAATGTCAATATACGTTGAGCCTTCAACCAGCCGCATGACAGCCATGTCACGAGCGACAGAATCGTGACAATATTCCTTTAACAAAGTGATTATTTTAGTATTTGATATACTGTTTAATTCTGAATTTGACATATTTTGCATAAAAAAGAGAACGCCAATTAGGCGTCCTCGGGGGGCGTGTTTTTGTTTACTCGCAATCGCTCACGCTCTTGCATCTTCACCTCGGGAAGCCCCGCAAGTGACGTTAAGAGACTGACGATAGCCGCCATTGCCGCAGATGAGCCGACAACAGCCCAGTTGACTTCGGACAGCAATGCGGAAGTCGCAAGCACACCGCAAGCCGTTTGTGCCGCTGTCTTAATCGCTCTGATGGTTGCGGCTTTGAGCCAAATTGTCCAGTTTGTTTTCATGCAATTCAAGCCTTTCTTCTATCCTGTTAATTCTGTGTTGATTCGCCTTAGCACGGTCTTCAACTCCATACATGCGCTCAATAAGGTGGTTATGTTGAGAAACACGGTCTTCCAGCGATTTCAGTCTGAAATTCGTCAACTTGTTTGACGCAAGAATGCCCGCTATTGAGCCTATCGCCGTCCCCGCAAGCGAAAGCAGGGCTGTAAGTACTGCGTCATTCATGTTAATTTACGGTGCATTCATAGCAGTCCACATCGTCAACGGTGAGCTTGATTGTGTGCGGCTTGCTGATTGTTACAGGCTGTTCTTCAACAGGTTCGGATTCAGCGTGATTCTCCAGCAAGCGTTCAAACGCAAACTGTGATTTCTTGCCCCACTTTCCGTCCTCAACAAGCGGCTTCTTTGCTTCATCGGTGTAGCCCGCCGCATTGAGTGCCGCCTGCATTTTTTTGTACTCTTCGCCCTCACGCATAGGGCTTGAAACTTCAAATTTTGTCATAATTTTGTCACCTTTGCCATAATCGAATTTTTTCGTCATCAATCCACGATGCGTCCACGGTCTGTCGCTAAGCTTGGTGATAACCACACCCCAGCGCAAACCACGGGCTTCAAGCACCAGCGGTTCACGTCCCAGCTTGCCACAAATCCAGCCGACATGTGTCATTCTGCCTTTTGATTTTGACTGCATAAACAACGCTTCGCCGACAACATACGGTCGGTTTATCTCGGCAATTGCGCCTTTGTCCGTACACCAATCGGTGTAGTTCATATGCGCATTAATGTCGGTCTTCTCGTTGCACTCAACCGTCAGCCATGCGTCAAGTAAGCCTTGACAGTCTGTCGCATAATCACGTTCAGACCACTCCGACGTAATGCGGGCAAAATCCTCTTCGCTGTAGCCCTGTTTTGCGTAATGGTTGACAAAACGCTCATTCAGCGTAGCCTTAGTGCAGGGTTTCCATACTGTCCCAAACAGGTAGCGTGTGGGATATATTCCGCATTCATCGGGTGTCAGCGGCATATCTGCGTCAGCGGGAGCGGCATAACGTATCGTATGCCGCAAGCCCCACCGAATAAAATCAATAACATCATACTTCATGTTTTGATTATAGCATATATTGTTGCATCCGTCAAGCCATTACAGCTTAACTAAAAACGCTTCATCGTCAAAATTTGCAGGAACGCCGTCCGCAACAGCAAGCGCAATGTCAACGCCGTTGGTATAGTGGTATCCCACAGCAACACGAATTCCCGCGAACCACTCAAAGGGTTTTGCAACAGTTCCGACAGCATCGGGGTCAGGTACAAGCTCCCATGCAAACCCCGCCGAGCCGCTGTATATCAGCTTCCATTTAAACCCAAGCTTGGGCGGGACGGTCGGAGTGTCCGCTGTTGGGATAGATTCGATATACACCATTATTTTGTCTTCAAGCCCCGCTGTCGGGATTTGCTTTTGTGTCGTAATTGTCTCCGCCTGATATGCCGTTACCTCATCGGAGGTCATATCAATTATTTTTCCGTTAACACATTTTTTCATGCTTTTACCCCATAAACAACCATTTTAGCACCTGCTTTTATCTCTCCTGTGTTGTGCGTCCAGTAAAGACTTTTTATGCCTTGTGCGATGTCGCCTTCTCCGAGGTGCGCATAAAAGTCATCAACATAATTATCAAAAAGACTGTCACCCCATCCAGCATGTAAAGCGGTCGGTTTCCATTCTCGTGCGATGGAACATCGTCCGCGGTATCTATTATCAGAGCCGTTAGGCGCAGGGTATGGAGACGAGCTAAATTCACCGACAATTGTATATTTTCCTGCGGCAGCGTATGGTGCGTTAAATATATACGCTATGTCTCTGCCCCCGGGTGTGGTTTTCGTGTTCGGATATACCCATACAGTACATGCAACCGTGGATTCCCCCGCAAAAATCGCACGGATTTTTTTGTAGTTCCCGCCGAAAGACTGATATATCGCAGTTGTGTCTTCGGTTGTCGTAACTTGGCAAACTTTTTCCCACACTTCGCCTTCCTTGATTTCGTCAATCTCGGTTTGCAATTCGTCCAACTTTGCAAGGATTTGTCCCCAAACATCAGCGGAGGGCGGTTCTTCCGTGTCCGCATAGTCGGATATGCTGAGCCTGCACTGCACCTTTGCGGGGGTAGTAACTCGCACGTTGCCCGCCGTTACGCCGACGTATACGCAGTGTATATCCCGCAATATCGGCACGGCGCAGGTGTTACCGCTAAACATCACGGTTTGATATGCCCATTTATGCGCCGCCGCATCGTTGTAGGCGAATATTCCGACTTTGTTGTTTAAGTCAGCCCATTCAGCGTCAAAGTCGAACTCGATGCTGTAATCGCTGTTGCCGTTGATTATAACCGTGCCATCGGTTTGTGTCGCAATTTTGTCTCGAACAGATACCTGTATTGTATGCATGTTGCCTCCTTAAGATGCAGGATTTATCAGAACCCAGCTCGAACCGTTAAACACTAAATGCGCCGTCATGTTTACGCCTATATCCGCTGCCGAAACAGCCGCATTTGTGTGACAGTTGATAATTGCCGCCGCCCCTGTGCCAGCCACATCAAGAGTGGGGTTTGCCGCCGTGTTGCCGTTTACAAAAAGCACATACGCAACTGAACCCGCAAAACGGTTGTATGGTGTGTTTTTGCCCAACAGGGTTGCCGTTTTAGCTACAATTCTTGCCGCTGCATCGCAAGTAGCATAGCACGTTCCGAGCGCACTTGCGGCAACATTAGCGGTTGCAGCACCCGTACCTCCGTTTGCAATTGCAAGAGGTTCGGTTACGGTTAAATCCGACAGTTTTGCGGGGATAGAGACAGTAGCCGTTGCAACATCGTCAAAGCCGTATGCCGTAAGCGTCTTGCCTGCTCTGCCATCAACAACCGCAATGCGGCGTACAGTCCAGAACCGTATGTACGCCATGAGTTTTTGCAGTACTTGGAGGATAGTATCATTCTCTGTTATGTCGGCAGGCGCAACCAAGTTTGCGGTGTAGTCCGCCGCAATGTTTGAAGCGGAAAGTGCTTCGGGGTTGCCCGTGTCTGCCTCCACGGTTGCAAGCCTTTTTTCGAGCTTGCCGATTGCAGAGTTTACGGTGTCGTTTTTGTTGATTGCCGCCGAAGCCGCCGCAAGCGCATAATTGAGCATGGTTATCTCTTTTGCATCAAACAAGCCATCAAGCTTATCCATGTTTGAGTTTAGTACCGCAATGTTTACATTGTCGGTTGCAGCGGGCTTTGTGAAGCCGTGATTAGGAGTGGTAGTAGCCATTAGTCTGTCGCCTTTCTGTTTTCTTCACCGTCGTTTGAGTAAGTCGCAACGGCAATTCCGCCGTAGGTTATCGCTTGCCTAAAAATCGGCAACGAAAAGTTTTTTCCGTGTGCTTGTATGTCTATTATGTCGCCCGCTTCAACCGTCCAGTCGGAAACAGCTGTTATTATTGCAGGATTGTACTCCGAAAAAGACTTAAGCTTTGAAAGGATAGCATTCATCATCTTCTTAACAACAGTGTCCGTCCCCATAATCAGCGGGTTGTTGCGGATATAATAAGCGTTATTGCCAGTTCCCACGGTCAACGTCACTCTTTCAATGCCCTTTGAGGTAGTGCCTGTGCTTTCACGGTCGAACTCAACAACGAGTTTGTCAATTCTTTTTACTTCAAAATCGTATATTTCTGTCGAGAAAAGCATACTCTGCGGCAAGGAGTAGTTTTCCGCCGTGAACCATCCGAGAGACAGTTTTCCGTCACGGGTCATGCGCACGTTAGCACATGCGAGTTCGGCAATGTCACGGAAGACCTCGTTTGAGGTTATATCCTCATGCCATTCGGGCTTAGCCGAAATGGCATATGTGGAGTTCGTGAATGTCGTTTCGGCAGGGGTTAATCCGACTTCGGCACAAAGCTGTGTGTACAGCGAACCTAACGTAATCGGATAAGTCAGCCCTTCAAGGAAATTATACACCTTTTTGTCACTTTTTTCAAGCTTATCAAAACTGTTGAGTTTAATTGTTTCGGCATTCAGTAGTCTCGGTCTGTCGAAACGGAATACACCGCACGAACGGTATTCGAAATGTGAAGCCGTGCCACGCATGTTGTACTCAATCAGTGTTGTTCCCCGCCGTGCAAAGCTGAGATGTTTCAGCGCAAGACGTTGGAGCTTTTTGCCCATGAATGTGCTGAGGGACAAACCTTCCCATCCGCCAAACTTGCCGCTAAAGCTTCCCCATGTTTGAGACGATAACTCTCCCCATGTGAACAGCCCCATTTGCGCCCATGATGAACCGTAGTCCCATGTGCAAGCCCATACTTCGCCTTCATTTGCGCCGATGCACGTTATCTTTGCGCCTGTGTCGGTGTAGTCTTCATCGATGAATACCGAATACACGGCAAACGGAGGCTGTAAAGGCGCACCTTCGCCCTCTATACGCAAATACGGAGCGGTGCTGTAGCCCTCTATAAGCGTTCCTGTCGTGAACGGAGTGTAACCCATATAAGCATAGCATAACGCACCCTGAGGCGGCTGTACGTTGCGTGAGAGCGTTTCAACGCCCATGTACACGGTACAGTCGTTTGCGTACGCACCGCTGACCATGTAGTTGGTTAACAGTTGGTCACGGTTGATTAGCGTAAGGCTTATCGTTGCGGAGTTTGTTTCGCCAATGTGCAGTTCATCATCAGCGCACATTGTTTCGGTAATGTTCACGCCTTGCGCCGAAATGTCTTCGTCCGTCCATGCCATCATCGTAGAAACGAGTGACGGCACTTCACCGTAAAGCGGGTTTGAGAACAGGCATAAGATACGTTCCCGAGGGTTTCTTTGCCGAATTGCTTCGTGAAATTGGTTAGTCGCTGTAATCATGGTTGCTCCTAATACTCAATAAATTCAATTTTGAAAGAGACTTTGGCACTGTCCCAGTCTCCGTCCAAACAGTCGGGAACGGTATATGTCAAATTTGCGCCTTTATATGCCACAATTTCCTCAAATTTACCCGTCAGCAAGCTTTTATAACGCACTGTAAAACTCGGTTTACTGCAAAGTGCGATTATTTCGTGAGCTTTCGGAAAGAGAATGTAGGAATACTCAAGCCAAAACGGGGTTTTAGTGGCAATGTACGCTCTGTGCATTGTTCCCGTCAAGTCACGTCCGACATTCGCCGCTCCGCTGTCGAGTTCGTTAATTGAGCCGCCGTGAGCGGAGGGGTTCGGTATCGGAACCCCGTCCACTTCGAAGCCCATGCTGTAATTTTCATACAAATCATCAAGCCTTGGCATTTTAATATCCTTTCGATTGTTCATACATTTTAAGCGAACGTGACACAACGCGTCCCGCCTCAACGGAAGGCGCAAACACAATAGTATTGTCGCCTTGGACGTTCAGTAAAGCACGGAGATAATCACGCACTTCCCTTAGCAGCATGTTCTGTTCGGCGTTTGCGTGTTGTACGCCGCTTGCAATGCCCTGAACGATTTGGTTGTTGTTTGCGACAGCCGTTCTGTTGCCGATGTTGCCGACAAATTCGGGAGCGTTTTCATTAGCAAGGAACAAGTCGCCTTTCGGAACGAACCCGCCGCTTGCGTATGCGGGAATGTTCATGCCAGGAAGTGACAAGCTGCCGCCTCCCGCTCCTACGAGTACGCCCATGATGTATCTCACTCTCGGCGACAGTGCGTTGAACCACTTGTTAAACGCTTCTGTTGCCGTTTCAAGCCCGCTCGACAAGCCGTTGGCAACTTCTGTACCTATGGTTGTTCCTGCCGCTCTTGCGTCCCCTGCAACAAATTCGTCAATGCTTGCAATTTCGTCACGAAAATCCTTGCGTTTCCAACGTTGTACACGCTCTGTGGCGTTGGTGAGTGCAGGGTTGATGTAATGTTCATTGAATAACTCGTTGAACTCAATTGCGCCAGCTTCGTCCGCCGCTGCAAGTGCATCAATAAAATCACCGTTTCGCCATTCCGTTACACGCGATGTAGCTCTTCCGAGTGCGGGAGTGATGTACTCGTCGTTAAGCCACGTTAAAAGGTTGTCCGTATTGAGATTGATTTCAGCGGGGCTTATAACGTGTTCGAGCATTTTCCTCAAGGGGTTATCCTCGTCAAACTCTTTGCCGTAGAGTTTTTCAAGTTCCTCAAGAAACGGTTTGCCAAACTGGTCGTTGAAGCTCTTTGCGGCGTTCTTGACCGCAATTGCTTTAAACCTATAATCGCCCTCCGTGTTTTGCCACGCAGCAGTGACCATTTCCTGATATTTTCGGATTATGTCTTCTTCAATGAGCGCGCCTAAGCCTGTGGTTTCATCGCCTATCTGCGTGAGCCTGTTCTGGTAAGCTTCGTTCGCCGCCGTTCTAAGCCCCTTAATGGCATTAACCTGGTCGGGGGTGCTTGCGAAAGGCATGAGGTCGTCAAGCATTGCATTGTAATCCTTAAGTTCCTGCTCCGCAAGTGCTTTGGATTCGCCGATTGATTCGGTGATATGTTCAAAGAAGCCTGTGATTTGGTCTTTGTTTTCCCAATCTATACTGCCATACAAAGCTTCGGCAGAGGAAAGCGGGTTCAGTATCTTGCCGCTGCCATCGCCCACAAGCGTTTGTAACTTACTGTACAATGCGGAAGACTGTTGCGAAAACTCATCAAGGCTGATTGTTCCAGCTTTATACTGTACACTCAGCTCTTCGATTTGTTGCGTAATGTCTTCGAACGATTCCACACCGCCGTTGACCATTTCGTCAACAAGTGCCATGTAGGTTGTAACGTCACCGCCCATTGCCGCAACGACTTCACCCATTGAGCCTGCAAGGGAACGCTTGATGTTCATGCCTATTTCCTTAAGCTCAAGGCGGCTGTAATCAAGCAGTTCGTTAAACTTAGCAATAATGTTGTCAACAAGGGTTGCGACTTCGGGGTCATCGGGCGAAACAACCTGCAAGTCGCCTATAAGGTTCTCAAGCTCGGTTCGGGTTGTATCGACATTGTCGGAGTACTCTTTGTACTTCTTAATGCCGCTGTCGAGTGCGCCATTCACGCCGTTAATGTTCGAAAGGGCTTTATCGAAGCTGTCGGCAAGCATATCAACCGAAATTGTGTTGTCACCTGCCGTAAAGAACCATTCGGCAACCTGTTTATCAAGCTTCTCTTTTGCGCCTATCGCAATACCTGCTATAACAACGGTGAGTGCCGCAAGGATTCCGATTGTCCAACCAACGGGTCCAGTACCGAAAATGAGCAAACCGCCCGCAATTCCGAGTGCCGAGCCGATAGCCGTTTTGATGTAGTCCTTTAATTCGGCTTCGCCTGCGCCGATTTTTTTCGCACCCTCAAAAGCCATAGTTAAGCCCGTAACCATCAACCCGATGCCGAGAGCCGTTTTAAGCGTTTTTGCCGCCGTTGAGGAAGTTTTAAGCAGTTTGATAAATTCTTTAAATTTACTGATTAGCTTAATTATGCCGACAGTAGCAAGTGCGCCTGCAAGCAATGTTCCGAAAAACTTTATTGTCGGAATTGCGCCTTTGATTTTTTCTTCAATCGCCGCAACCCTTTCGGATACGGAATCTCCGATAAAATCATAGGTCGGAAGCGGCAACTTGTTCCAGTCGAACCCGCCGCCGGAAGTGTCGATGCTTGCACCGCCGCCGCCTGCTCCACCGCCTGACACACTGCCGACAATGTTTAATTGGTCAAACCCTGCAAGTGTGCGGGAGAATTTCTTCGCCGATGTGTTTGCATGGTCGATTCCGTCCGCAACGTCTTCCATTCCGTCAGAAAGATTGTCGGTTATGCTAACCGATGTTGACAGGTCGGAGTAATCAACCTTGGGCATTTCGAACCCGAAAGCCGCCGCAATTTCGGAAGCGAGGTCGCGAATAACGTGCATAACGGCAATTGCATACGGCAGGATTGCGTTCAATGCGGGAATGAAGATTTCGCCGAGCGCACGAGCCGCCTGTGCCGCTTGCTCTTTCAGTATTCGGAGCTGATTTGACGGAGCGTCAAGTGTGCGTGACATATCGCCCTGTGCTTGAGTAACCTGTGTAAGGATAGCGTAATAACGCAAGTATGCCTTTTCGGCTTGCGTCATATCGCTGAAATTCTTTTCAATACCCAGTGACAGCGCCTCAGCTTCAAGTCTTGCTTGCGACAGGTCATAACCTATACGGCGCAACGGTTCAAGTTCACCGCTCAAGCCGCTTTGCAGTTTCAGCATTGCAGCTTCAACGTCAATGTTATAGAACGAGGATATGTCGTAGCCCAACTGTGTGAGCTGTTGGCTCATTACAGCGGCACGGTCGCCCGCAACACCGAAGCCTGTTGCAAGGGTTTGGAATACGCCCTGATACCTCATCCATGCGCCCGGGTCAATGCCCATTACGTTTGCAACTTCTTGCGCATAATTCCGTGCTGATTCAGCGTACTTCCCCATTGCAACGCTGAACAGGTTCATGTCCTCAATGTAGGTGTTCGCAGCGTCAACCCACTCAGAGACGGCGTTTACTGCGGTGCGGAACACATTGAAAATCAAGCGCAGTTTAATGTACAATTGCGCAAACGTGAGCAGTTTCTTCTGTGTTGCTGATTGCGCACTATTGGCGGCATTAACGTAAGCCCGTATGTTCTTTGGCAGTGCCGCATACCCCGCCGCAATATCTTTCATGACTTGCGACAGCGGTCTCATAGCGTCAGCGAGTGCCTGAATTTGCGGAACAAGTGAAGCAATGTCAACCTCAGACAGTTTTTTTAACGCATTCGGAAGTTTTTTAAGGTTAGAAATATCAAACTCCGACATCTCTTTGAGTGCGTTCGTAAGCTCTGAAAGCCCTTTGACGTTAACGCTTAATCCGTTTATCGCTTCAAGCACTTTCTTTAGCTTTTTCAGCGATTTAACCGCCGTTTCTGTCGGTGCGGATACTTGATTGAGCGTATCCACCATCGATTTTAAGCCTTGTAACGCTTTCGAAGCGTCAGAATCTATGCCTATGATAAGTTCATCAATCGATACAGACAAGACATGTCCTCCTTTCCTTCGTATTGCTCTGCAAGTTCATCCCAGCTTTTGTAAAACTCCGTTTTATCTTTGGGCTTGGGCTTGCATTTTTCTTTGCGTTCATCGTTTTGCATTTCGTACGGTTTATCGGGGTATTTTGCGCTGCTGTGCTTGGAGAAGATTCCTGACAGCGCAACACCCAGTGCCTCATAGGTGTACCGACCATGCAGCCATGCGTTCCAGTTATCATTTTCGTATTTACGCTGAAGCGCAAGCTTATGTCCTTCCAAATATGACGAAACGAGGGTAAAATCGCCATCCCAGTACTGCTCCGCCGTCATTCCGATAGAGAGAAGATACGGAAAAGTTTCACGAACAAGTTGTATGTTCCATGGGACGGTTTTTTCACCCCCGTCTGTGTCAGAATCGGAAAAACTTAGAAACTTGCGTTCCAGCTGATTCCGTTTCCCTCTTCTTCGTCCTTGCTTTCCTCAACAAGCGACATTGCGGGTGCAAGATACATTTCTGCAAGTTTGCCCGCAAGTTCGGCTTTGTTGCCGAGTGCGTCAAGCATACGCTCAACAAGCGCATTCGAAATGTCTGCATGGTTTTTCAGCAATGCGCACTTAAACAGTGTGGGCAGTCTGAAAATAGCGGAAGCACCGTCTTCAATGCGAAGGTCATACTTGGTGTATGCAATTTCGCAAGTGCGAGCGGTGAACTCAAGCGTGTAATCCCTGCCTTCAAAGGTGAAGGTCAGAGTTTTGGGAAGATTAGTCTTGTTTTCCATGTTGTATTACCTCTGATTAGTCGGAATTAGCTTTAACTGTGGGCTTTTCGACATAGCCGCCCACGTCTTCAACGGTCAGCGAAGTGTTAACTTCGTAAATCATGTTGTCGGACAGACCGCCAGAGCCAAGAACGCCGGGCGAAGCGGTGAACGCAAACGCTTTGTGGTTGCCGTCAGGCAGGAATACAAACCATGTGCTTTTTCCGCTTGCTCTTGCGGTTTCAGCGGCGGTGCGCATGGTTTCCCAACCTGTCAGGTATGAATCCTCGTTGTACATAACAACGTCAACCTCACCGCTTATATCGTCCTTGCCCTTAAGGTAGCGATATTTCTTTTCGGCAGGAAGAACCACCTGCAAAGGATTCTGGGTTATAGTAATTGCGCCGACAGACACAATGCCGTTAAGCACGGTAAAGCCTGTGGTGGGTCTGGTACCTGCGGTAGTCTCAACGCAATAAGCGAATTTCATGCCGACAGTGGTACATTCAATAGGCATATAAATTACCCCCTAAAGATTTCGTTTTTGTTTGATATTATTGCACGGTAACGTGCGTTCAGTCTGTAAATGTCGGTTTCCAGATTCGGAACGGTTCGGGGCGAACAATCGGCACGGCTAAAGTTCATTGCCTTCATAGCATCGTCCACAACGCTCATAATTGCCCAGCATTGGCTTTTCTTGCCGTCAGTGGAGTTAGAGTACACGTCAACGGTAAAAACCGTTTCAGCGCAATTCTCGACTTCCTCAAGCGTGCTTGCTCTGCGGTAGGGGACGTTGTAAACGCAAACAACGGAAACATGCGGGAAGGTTGCGGGTGACGGCACATACTCCCCTGCGATAGATATATCGGGATACTTTGCCGTAACAGCATTGTATATCTGAGTATAAACCCATGATTCAACGTTAATCATAATGATTCCGAAACCTCCTTTGCAATACGAGGGACTTGTTGGGCGATAGACAGTAAAGCTTTGTACATTGGCATTTGCGCAATTGTACCGTGAGTGTAAACAAATTCGCCGTTCTCGTCCATGTATGCCCATGTTTCCTGTGCGCCTTTTCCTTTGCCGTATGAGCCGATTGTCAGGCTTCCTGCTTTCGGGTGTGGTGACGTTCCGACAGCTCCGTTGTAGTACACACCTGCGCCGAACTCGATAAACGCAACCTCATCGCCGTGCGCAACAACAAGCCTTCCGTCATCCGCAACCGAAACGTCAAACGTGAACGGAAGCGAATGCACGTTGCCTTCGTTGTCAATAACCGAACCGTACTCGGCGGAATCGGCAAGCTGTTGAGCGTATTCGGCAAGCCTGTGTGCAACCGCAAGCCTTAAATCACGTTCGTATTTTTCAACACGCTTTTGATACGCTTTCAAGGCATTTACTGCCGCTTTTATCGAGTCTTTGCTTAATTCGAACCGTATGTTCACTGCTTCACCTTTCGTACGGCAACGGCAGTAAGGTTCTTCGACTGTGCAACACGCACAACGGCATAATCAGCGGGTTCTGTGGGCTTTGCGTCAATCCAGAACCGTGTTGCTTCGTTAAACGCCCAGCTTGCGCCCTCAACTGTGATTATTTTGTCATAGTCTTCGCTCAAGCCGAACATTTCCGCTTCCGTGCCGCCCTTTGCAGGGGTTACGCTTGCACCGATAGGTGCAGGGTCAGCATACTCGATGGTGTACTCGCCTGTGTAAAGACCGTCAACGGCAACAGGCTTACGTCCTAAATACATCGAGTAGTAAACCGTCTGCTGTAAACGCTGTGCAAGTCTCATCAGAAAATCCTCGCTGTCGGTATTACTGCGTCAAGCATGGAATCAGGCACATCTCCGCTTTCAAACTGCATAGTCGTTGCGCTTTCGGTGTGTCCTGTTTGTCCTTCCATGCCACGTTTGTTAAGCAGATATGCCGCAATTTGACATTGCAGTGTTTCATACTTTGAAGGAACTGTTTCGCCCCCTTTACGTCCGAACGGATACCGCTTGTTCAGTATTTTGTCAGCGGCAAGGGCAAGGTATGCGGAAAGCTGGTTAGGGTCAGTTTCTCCGCATAATGCGTTTACCATTGCTTCCTTTTCGTGCTGTTCCATCATATCTTGCCTCCTGCCTTGAGATTACTTAAGCCGACGTAGTGGTGGTGATATTGCCGCCTGCAACGTAAACAGTCCTGCTGTATTCGGGCTTGGTGAAGGTGGTTGCGATACCAGTCCACTTGCCGTGATACCATTCCGGACCATGGTCAAGACCGACCTGTCCGAAAATCTGATACTTTTCGCCTGCGCCTGTCTTTGCAAGCTGTTCAAGGAAGAAGTTGCCCTTGCCGGGTACAGGCTGGAATACGGGCGCAATCACGTCAAGATTCAGCAAGAGCGCAGTACCTGCGGGCAGGTATTCGCCGAGATACAGATAAACAACGCCGAGCGGGGTTACGACGCTTGAAAGCTGAATGCCGTTAACTTCCCTTGCGGCGGGAACGACGGTAAGACCGTTCTGTACTGCATCGGCATTGAGCTGGAACATGGTGGTTGCATCACACCACAGAACAAGACCGTTAGTCGGTGCATTCTGTCCGTAAATCTTTTTCACCATATCGGCAACGTCCCAAAGACCGAGGGGCTTATTTGACATTGCCGTTACGTTGGTGGTGATTGCGGTGGTAAGACCACGGGTTTTGTTTATGGTTGCATCGGTAGTTGCCTTGCTGTAAGCACCCGCAACAAACGTTGCTTCAATATCCGCCGCAATTTTCTGCATTCTTGCCGCAACCTGGAAGTCGAGTTCGTTAAGCGGATTTGCGCTCTGATTTTGAATGTTTACGCCGCTGAGCGTTCCCATGTTAGACTGTTTGGCATACGAAATACCGATGGTTTCCTGAAAAATCTGAGTGACGTTAGTCTGCTGAGTGCGGGTAACGACAGTAGCATCAGGTGCGGTAAGTGAGGCGGTTTCAGAAATTGCAGGCTGAGTACCGCCGCCCGAAGTGTAGCTCTGTCCGGTGACAAATTCTACATGGTTGGTAGTCTTTGCCCGAGAGCCTATGATAGATGAAAGCGGTGTGCGGGTATTGCCTTTATTGAAAAGCATACCGCTATAGTTAAGCACCGCAAAACTTGTAGCAAAAGTATCTGCCATTGTTCAAACTCCTAATTCGTTTTGTTTTGCCCTTGCAGGCGGGTGTAATATGCAACGGCGGTAAAATCGCCTCGTGCATTTGCGTCCGCAATAAGCTTTGTATAATCAATTGCGCTGCCGCCGACAGTGCCGCCCACGGGTTTAGGTGTGCCGCCCATCAGCTGTGCCTTGTAGGACTTATCATGTTCGGTGATAAATTTCTGCTGATTCAGCATGACGGTTGCAAAATCACCGTCAACCATTGCCGTTGCAGTCGCTTTAGCAAGTTCGGCATCATAGCCGAGTGCCGTAAGCTGTACAGTCTGCGCATTAATCTGTTCATTTTTTTGAAGTGCCGCAACCGTTTGCTTCAGCATCTCAATCTCTTCATTCTGCGCATTCTGTACGTTTTCGCCCTGCGCCGCAAGTGCGTTATGTTTCTTCTTCCATGACGCAAGCTCCGAAGCGGTTTTGTCAAACTGAGCTTTTGTCACAAACCCTTTCATATCGGGTTCGGGAATATCGTAGCCTTCAAGAGCGGCAAGTTTTTCTTCCGCCGTCATATCGGCATATCCATCAATCTTTGCAGTATCAATCTTTGCCATAATAAATCCTTTCGCGTTTACAGTTCTCTCTGAGTAGTGTGTTTACAGTTCTCTCTGATATATGCAAAACCGTCAATATACTCGTTCGAGTATACAACGACAGTTAACATGTGGGGGCGGCGGAACGCTGTCTATCGGGTAAATTTCGCCGTCTCTATCAAGGCAGGTGTCGCATGTGCGAATGGTTTTTTCGGCAACCCAACGCACCTTTTCAGCACCGTCGTCCTTGAATGTTTTCAAAACAACCTCATAGGTTATGTATTCGCCAGCCGCAAGCAGGGTAAGCAGCATAAGCCTAAGCGCATTGTCCAATTCGTCTTTGGGCTTGTTTGAGCATATAACCGCCTCCGCCGCCCTGTCGCACTTGCGTTCAATCTCATGCGCTATAACGTACTTTGTGGTTCGGCAGTAGTCATACATGCGTTCACGCACCCATGAGCGTGTAGGGGCTTCCGAAAGCGTATTTTCGGACAATTCGGCATGGAGCTTTGTTGCCATAACGGAGAACGCATCAACGGACAACTGCAAAATCCGCTGTTTCAGCGTGTTCATGTTGCCGATAACGTTGACTGAATCGAATTTTGCCACATTCTTGCGCAAATCATAGTACAGGATAGCGACTTGCGCCTTCAACGAATCAATTGCATCATCTACAATGTCAAAATAATCCGTCATTCATTGCCTCCGTGCAGGTCAATCGTGTTCATTGCCTTGTATGCCTCAAGCTTTTTGCGTTCCTGTGAAGCCGCATATTCCTGCTCCATAAGCCAGCCTCTTGTCGGGTCTGGAGTAATGCCGCTGATTTCGTATGCAAGCAAAGGCGGGAAGCTTTCAATCGCTCTGAGCGTTGCGAACACCTGCACCTTATTCTGCATGTTTTCGTAATTACGGCGTGTGAATACGATAGCAATATCGTCATTGACAAGCGTTATGTGCCGTGTTGCATCAAGTATCCGCAAGACAATGCCGAGAAAACGCCGCTCTGAAGGCTCAAACATCTGTTCGGTGTCCTTTGCCCTTGCTTCCGCATCAGCCCAACCGTCACGCATGGTAACGGCAGTGCCAGTGTCGGAGGTACTTGAGCCGCCGTTCCTGTTCGGCATACCGCAAGCAACAAGCACGGACTGATAAAGATAATCAACAAGCGTTTGTGTTTGCGTCTGGTTAAGTTCCTGCGTCAAATACTTTGCGTCACCGTCGGCAGGAAGGTTCAGTCCGAGCATTTCACGCAATTGCGCATAAAGGTCAATCTTCTCGCCGCTGTCATCGATTAGGTCAATGCCTTTGGTAACAAGGATGGACTGTATAAACTGCTCTACACCGTCAAGACGGTTCGATGAAATAATGTTCAGTGCGTCAAGCTGCGTCAAGACGGTTTCAAATGCGCCGAGCCTTGCAGGGTTCTGTAGGTATTCGATTATCGGAATGTCACCGAGAATGTGTTCGGTATGCTCCTGTATTGCGCCCATGCCGTTCAATCCGACAGTAGCGGGATAGCCGACCTTGAAATATTCCGTTTTCGTGTAGCAAGACAGAATAACCGAGCCGTCATCATGTTGGACGTATGAAACGCCGAGCATAGGCTCATGCCCAATGCCGCTTGAATACACCACAAACGTGTTTCTGGGGTCAAGGTTGTATGCCATAATAGGGTTCACGTCACCGCCCTCTGCATCGTCACGCTTGAGTACGATTCTGTAAGCAACACCACATATCGCAAACCATTCGGCAAGCACTCTGTCGCACGAAGCCTTTGAAGCCGCCTGCATGTACTTGTTCAACGCATCAACAGCATCAACGTTACGCACATCGCTGTCTCTTGAAACGTACTGTATTGCATTGCTCATAAGATAGCCTGTCTTAAACGATACTATCTCATTTGCGTGGTTTTCTACAACAACATTGCATATGTCTTTGCGAAACTCCTTTGTGCGTTCGAGAATCGGCTGTTTGCCCTTATAGTAATTATACAAATAGTCAATATCCGAACGGTTGAGGGTATGCACCTTGAAAGCTTTCTGCAAAACATCAAGCAAGTTTTCAGCAGTAACGGCAGTTTCGTCCGTGTAAATAGGCTCTCTGCCGTAATAATTCAGTCTGTATTTTGGAACGCCCATTTATTCACCGCCGTTTCTATATACTCTATTATATCATAACACATTCTAAAATGTTTGTCAAGAGTTTGTAATTTAGAACGGACGCTGGAATATATCAGCCCTCTGCCGTCTGCCTGTTACCATGTTCATTGCCATAACAAGGCTGTCGGGAGCGTCATCATGCTTGTTCTTGCCCAAAAACTTGAACGAGAACACATTCTGCATGAACAACGAATATGCTTTTGTCCGTTTCCCCTCTTCACGGAATATCATCCGTTCACGGATTTCGGGGGCTTTATCGAGTATGCGCTGTTCCTTCATTGCGCTCACGCCGTTTGTAGTGCGTGTAGGAGCGGCTTTTGTCGTTATCGATATTCTGTACCCCTTTTGCTTTAAAAGCTCTTGTACGCCGTCTCTGTACGTCTCAGTAGCCTTTGTGGCTTCAAATTGCGCCGTCCTCACGTTGTTGTCGATTATTGCTCTTGCAAGAAGGGGTTGGGTTATGCGCTTATCGCCGTTGTCGTAAACAACATCGTGAACGTAAATGTCTTCACCGTACTGGTAGCACACAGGAGCTGCACAATAGTCCCCGCCGCCGAATGACGGGTCGCACGCAAGAAACACCCTATCAGGCTCGCCTTCCGGAAGTTCACCGTTGTAGTACCGCATATCCTCAGGATTGAATACCGTGCCTTCACGCTCTATAGGTTCGCCCATGTACTGCGCAACCCATGATGCCATATCGTTGTTTCGTTCGAATGATGCACGTCTCTGGCGGTAATACTCCGTACTGAATCCCACATCGTAGTCGTAATAGAAGTTGGATTCATCGTTCTCATCGAGTGCAGGAATGTTGATTATTTTAAACCGCCGCTTTTTGTACTGGTCGCTGTTCATCAACAGCTCCATCCTAAGACCCGCAGGGTCAATCATGCTCCAACGTGTACCGCACCACAACACTTTCGCCGTTTCTTTCGCTCTCGGTAACAAATTGTTATCGACTTTGCTCCATGCAGAAACAAGCCTGTCACGGTTTAACGCTTCCTCGATGCCGCCGATAAGGTCATCTGATATAACAACGCCGTTGCAGTCACACGCACCGTTAAGAGTTCCGTACAATGACCTGCATGTAAGGCTGGCATAACGCTTCTTTCGCCCTAAATCAATTGTCGTTTCCTGCGCATTCGTTTTCGCTATCCGCTCATTCGGGAATACGTCAGACCATCTGTATGTGATAGGGTCGGTGAGTACCTCCAATATGCCGTTGTAAAACGCTTGCGTTATCGTGCTCGAATACGCACTGTACAAATTCGAACGTTCATCATTCCTGCCAATCAGCCAAGTAACGTAAAACAAAAGTATTGTACTCTTGCCCACACGAGGCGGCATACTGATAAACAGTTCATCAAGCTCATTGTCTGTGAGTGCCTGTAATGCGTCTACAACCTCTTTGAGGCGTTTCCTGCGAGGTTGATAGAATCGTTCGGCTGGCGGTCTGTCTATCTCTAAATACAGCAAATATGCGTCAAATGAATTAGGAGCATCAAATAACAAGCTCCGTCTGTATGCGTTGAATAATTGCTCAACGTCACCTTCACACTTATTGCGCAGTTGCTTTGAAAGAACTTTCCGAAGCTCAGCACTGTAATAATGCGTCTTTTTCGGCTTTGCGGCGGCTTCTGCAATGCACCAGTCGATTAAATCGTTACATGCCTCAGCATTAGTCGGGTCTTCTTCTATGCGTTCGAATATTAGTTTTGCTATGTCCATACTGTGCCTCCTATGGTATGTATTTATTATATCATGAAACAGTGTTTGCGGAAAGGCTTTTGGTTCTGTTGGTGGTTCTTTGGTTCTTTTCGTGGTTCTTTTGGCGAAAGGGTCTTTTTGTTGAAATGTGGTCGGAGGGGTAAAGTTGTTCCTGCACTCATACCGCATATCCCCCACCGTGGGGCTTACTCTCTGTCATTATTTCATAGCACAATACCGACAACACACACAATAAACAACCACATAGCAATAGCAATATGCACGCAATAGCCCGCACATAATGCAATAGCAGCAGCAAATAAACAGCAATTATAATATTGCATAGTATAGCATACGCAAGCAAGGCAAGCGGAATACACTGCATAATACCGCATAGCAATGTTACGCTATTAATATTTTACATAGTACATGGCGGAACGACAGCAAAGCAGGGAAGCGAAAGCAGCGTAAAACAAGCGTTGATGTACTCATACAATAAATAATCATGGCGGAATGTAAAGCATAGCAAGGCAAGTATCCAGACGGCATACGATGAAATGCAGTATCATAATTATATCGGGCATTGTAACATAGGCTATGATATACAACCTATCGCAAGCCCTGCGAATATCAAGCTGCACCAGTAAAATATACTTTGTTTTTCAGCAAAAAAGGGTTGACATATGCACGCGAAAAGAGTATAATAAAGGCATGAAAAAGGGAAGGAAAACCCGAAAACCAGAAGGGAAAATAAAAATGACAAAAATATCCGCAAAGCTTGCAAAGAAGATTGAAAAGCAAGGGGTTTACTATACCTCAAATTATCGGTATGCCTACCGGCACGGCGGTTTTTACCGTCAACCGGTCTGGAAGGCTGCTTCCGGGCGTGGCATTGTTGAGTGGGACGCGGTGGAAGTCTCGAATGGAGGAACAACAAAATGAACGAAATGAAAAAGAAACTCGTTGACTATATCAACGGCATGGATACCGACGAAAAAATTGCATTGCATAATGCTTATTGCGATGCCGCTAACTGCATGGACGACTACATCTACAACATGGAAGAGTTGGAAGAAGTCCTCGACGGTGTAGACAAGTGGGAGCTCGTGCGCATGATTCGGTTTGGCGACTTTGACTTCATGAAAGACTTCTGGCAAGTCAATGGATACGGCAACCTCGACTCATACGGCGCGTGGGAATTGCCGATTTTTGAAAGCGACATTGCAAACTATATCCTGTCGGAGGAAGATAGTCTGGGAAACGACAAAGTTCAAAAGATACTCGATGAGAAGGAGGGCGAAGACAATGAGTAAAACATTGCTTGGAAAAATCAACTTGAAAGAATCTGAGCTCGACAGCGAGGACAGAAACATGCGTTTTCTTTGTTACGAAGGCGGCTGGAGTTTGGCGGCTTCGGACGTGCGTGCGCTGTTTGACTATGCAGAGGTCAACGAAACGAAAAAATATCTTGTTAATTTTTTGCTCCGTCCTGGCGAAATTCGCGCGAGCATAAACGCGGAGGTTGAAGCGCATATAACCCCGAGCGGAACTGGAATTATGTTGTGGGCTGCCGTGCAGCTGCCGACAAAAGCCGAGATTATGTCAGGTTTCGGCATGGCGGAAGCCGGGAATTTGTCGGAAGATGTCGCCGCCAAAATTGACGAGCTTTGCAAAAAAAGTTGTCGGCGGTTTGCGGAAGCTGCACTTGGTGCGGCATGGCGGAAAGCATGGAAGCCCGCAGCGGCGGAAGAATGCTCCGCAAGGATTTCGGCGGAGCTGGCGGAAAAAATCCGCACTGCTGAACTTTTGTACACGGCGCGGAAGTATGCATACATATGCGACGACGGGAGATTTTACAGGTTGTCCGTAAACGGCGGAAGCTGGGAAAGCGTTAAGGCTCCCGCGGGGGTCCCGGTGTACAAGGACGACGAAAACGTTTTCGGGTTCGTCGACAGCAGGGACATTTTTCATTGAAGCGGGGCGAGTGACAGAATGACATTTGTTCTTTTCGTCCTGGTAATCTTAGCGTTACCGTTGCTGATTAAAAAATAAATTTCAAGCTGTCCTATCTGGCTATACGGGGAGAAGGAGTAAGAAATGAACGAAATGAAAAAGAAACTCGTTGATTATATCAACAGCCTGGACACCTGCGAAATCGTTGCATTGCACAACGACTATTGTGAAGCGGCGGACTATGAAGATGAACACATTTTCAGCATGTATGATTTGGATGAAATTTTTGCGTGCTCAAAGCCGCGCTGGATTCTTAGCCGAGCCTTTTACGGGCATTTCAACCCACAGAACGATTATTTCTGGTTTGACAACAGTTACAATCTTCAGTCCGCGGATTATATAATTGACATGCCGATTTCGGTTGAAGACATTGCGGACTATATCCTGTCGAGTGAGAATGCTCTCGGGAATGACGAGATACAATACATGCTCGACCGTGAAATTAATTTTTGACAGGAGGACAAAAAATGATTAAAAGCTATTGGGATATGCGCGATGAACACGAAAACGAAATTTCAAAAATCCCGTACCATGATAACATTTTGACATACTTTTACGAAGCCCCTTCAATTGTTCGGGCGTTGGCGGCGCGTTCTGTTTCGGCTGAAACGCTTTTTTCGGAAGCACTGCACGCAAGCGGCGACGAAACACTGGCAAGTTTTTTCGACTTGTGGGTTCGGAATCGTTGGGAGATGGAAGAGACAATGGAGCGGGAAAAACTGTCATACGAAACGGACTATGAAGAGATGTCAAATAGCCTGTTTGAAATAGCGGAGGAACTGCAAGCATTAATGCAGCACATTCGCAGTTCAAAGCGACTCAATCGGGAGTACATTTTTAACACGATACGGAGATTAGCGGGGCAAGCGGAAGCCGACAGCGGCAGGTAAAGCTTAATAAGCGTTTCAACCGTCGGAATGCAATGTTCCGGCGGGCTTTTTATACTCCGCTGTATTATACTATGCTTTTTCTGTATAATATCATGGCGGAATAGCCCGATTCCGCTCCGCTTGAAGGCTATAGCAACACTGCATTCAAGCCGCTTGCGTTGCCTATATTGCCGCTGATTATTCGGCTGTACACCTGCACATGTTCATTGTTCTGCTGTTGCATTGCCTGTTATGCGCGTTTAAGGCTATAATGCAAGCGTGTTTTTACGGTTATATCACATTGTTATTATAACTTTAAATTTTGGCATTCAGTAACCCTTGACAAACATTTTACAGTATGTAATACCGTCATAATGTTTCACGGGAAACATTTTTTT